ATTTTCTGCTCTGCTTGTCTGGCCTTTATACTCTGGCCCCATATGCTCATGACTCCACCTAATACGGTAGAGCCTAGCATTGTGATTAGTTCGAGTGGTAATCCTAGCATTATTTAGCCAACTTATTATATCTGTTTGTCCAACCCTTACCATGCTTATTCCAAGTAGCGGCAGGTTTGCTGTAACCTTCTGTACCCTCTTTTAATTCACGCAAGTATTCATCCTTAAATTCTTCTTTTGTGAATTTAGCATTACGCATAGCTGCTTTTGTTTTTGGACCCATGATGCCATCAGGTGTTAGCCCCATAAGGTTCTGCATAGCGCGTACACCTCTTGATTCACCCATATACACAGCGTGGAATACAATCTCTTGTACCTCTTCAGGTAGAGTGTTTATTTTGAAGCGATCATAATAATGCTGACCCGCAATCTTTTTAGCCTTTTCTTTAGTCAAAGCTTTCATATCGGCTACGGTAGGGGTTCTACCTAAAGACTGCGCTAGAATAGGGGCAGAAATACCATGATTAGTACCTACAAATTGCCCTTTGTAATAATTACCTTTATCATTTTTGTCAGTAGAATACCCACCTTCAGCTTTGAATACAGAATCTATAAGCTCTTCTTTAGTGGGTGCTTTTACTTTAGCCTTTAGGTGTTTAGGTCTAGCCATGATACCCTGCTGATCTGCCGCCTCTGCTGAAGGTGACACATCAATAACTTCATCGTTGTCAGAACGTACATATCGAATGTTGCTAAGACGTGACTCTAATGAAGCCCCTTCATCCATAGGTGGAAGCTCTTCTGTTGTAACCTCAGACTGTTCTGGCACAGCGAAGTCACCCTGTTGCTCCAACCATTTAGGTTTATCGGATAGTGATTCTGTAATACCCCAGTCTTTACGGTATGATCTAGCTTGTTCAATACCTTCCAGTAAGCTCTGCTGATAATCAGGGGATAAACCTGTAGTGTCTACACCCATACCAGATAGCTCTTCCTGAACACGCTTAACGTTCTCTTGTGTCTTCTGACGTGTGTATCCACTTAGCCAAGCCCACCACGAAGCAGCATCCATTTTGTCACCTTTTGGTGGCTTCATAACACCTTCGCTATCAGCTTTTATTGCTGTATTCATTTGAGACAAATTATCTAGATCATTAACCATGACCTTTGTATCATTATATTGTGAGCCAAACATTCCAGCCATTACAATTATTCCTACCTTCACGATAAACCAAATATCTTTTTCAAACCAAGCTCTACAACAGTATTAGCGATAGTACCCCAGCCTTTACCTTTAGCTGTATCTACCTGCGCCTGTATCTCTGCTTCTGACATGGCGTTACGCATACCTTGTAGCACAACCTCTAAATCACGTTCAGCCTGTGATTCACCTGCTCTAAATGCGTAGCTGATTGTATCACGTTCCATCTGTACAGCAGCATTGTAGGCTGTCTCTGTCATCTTACTCGCTTGGATAGCTGCATCACGGTTCATCTGGTTCTGTGCTGCAGTCTCTGCTGTAGTAATAGATTGGAACCATTGTGCGTTAGCTTGTGCGATTACAAGTTGGTTACTAGCATTAAACTGCTCACGTGCTGCTTGTTGTGTAGCGTTAAACTGTGAGATAGCGTTTGCTTCACCTGCATTAAAGCGATTGATCTGATTAGATTGTTCTGTATTGAAACGCTCTACTTGACTAGACAGGTTAGCAAAGAATTGATCTGTCTGGTTCTGAGATGAAGCGTTAAACTGACGTGCAGCATTCTCTGCAGCCGCATCAGATAGCAACGTACTAGTCATCTGTTGTGCTTTAAAAATGGCAGTCTGCTGTTGGTTGTTTAGGTTAGCCATATCCATCTGCAAGAACGCTTTAGCATTCTGTACTTGTGCTTGCTGACGGTTATTTAAGTTAGTCATATCCATCTGAGCCATAGTAGCAGCATCTGCCATTACTTTAGCTTGACGGTTGGATAGGTTTGCTAGGTTCATGGTCTGAGCCATTTTAGCATTCTCAAGAGCCACCTGCTGTTCAGCAGTAAAGTTCATGTTAGCAATTTCAGAGATACGTGCAGCGTTACGAACCTTGGTTTCAAACTCTTGGTTAAATTCCATATTAAGGAATGCGGCACGTTGTTTGGCTGACTCTACTGCTACTTGCTGTTTGTTAGCTGCATCCATCTGTGCAATAGGTAGTGCAGACTCCATAGCAGCTTGTACAACAGCCATACCTGCCATAGATGATGCAGATAGGCCACGTGCAGCCATTTGTGCATTAGCGGCTCTCATAGCCCCTGCAGCCCACGCAGGTGTAGCACCACCTTGGAAGTCCTGCATAAGGGTATCTAGCTCATCTTTAACTGATGCAGCTTCTAGAGGGTCTGTACCATAGATGTCTTGTACTTTTTGCTGATCTACAGTAGTACCAGAGATCATCTCACCAGTTTCTAACTGACGTGTTGGCGCACCCTGTACAGTAGCCGCTTGTCCTTGTGCAGCTTGTAAGCCTAGCTGTGATAGTTGTGTAGGGTCACCCTGTGCAGCTTGTACTTGAGCATCTGCGCTTACCGTACCTTGTGCAGGAGCTACACCAGCTAGTGCTTGCTTTACGCCTTGTTCAGCAGTAGCAGCAGTCATAGTAGAAGCAGGTGTTACAGTAGGTGCAGCAGCGGGTGTAGCAGCAGCGGCAGCAGTAGGTGTAGCCTGTGGTGCAGTACCAGCCTGACCTGTACCTGCAGCAATAGTGCCAGCAGCTTTATCTTCATCACTAACGGTAGCTACTGTACCTTTAGTTACCATACTCGTAGGATCGCTTGTAGCACCCGCTTGCATCTCTGCTAGTGATTTAGTGTCGGTAGCTGTCATAGCAGCAGAAGCATTCTGTACTTCTGATGAGGCAGCAGTAACAGCAGCCTGTGCTTTACCTACAGCATCTACAAGAGATTTATCGTTTGGGTTAGCTGCTAGGTCTTGTTGTGCTTTAGTTAAGGCAGCTTGAGCATCAGAATATTTCTGTTGTGCTGCGTCTAGAGTAGCTTGACCACCAGAGGCAAAACCTTTACGTTTAACCATGCCACCGTATGCCATACCAATACGTTTCTGAGCAGTCTCAGCCATCTTACCTACACGTGCAGCAGCAGCAGGGTTAGCAGCTAAGTATTTAGCTTGTTCATCACCTTGCATACCTTGCATCTCAGGTATAATCTTACCCATCTGTTCTGGGGTGAACCCTGCAAATCGTTTAGCCATAATTATTTATTCCCTATTTGCATCCACACAGATGCTGCTATGAATGATAGCAATGCTACTGTTGATATTCTTACTACTGTTTGCCAAATGCTTTTCTTTGTATCGCGGTATGCTTCGAGTAAAGTACGCATCTCAAGTAAGTCTTTATGTGCGTCATCATCTTGCAAGCCTAGAGACTTTAGTGCCTCTTTAGCACCACGCCTAGCTGCACGATCAAGCATAGCCTCTAGCTCTTCTGGTGTCAAGTTGATAGACATTATGCACTACCAGCAGCCGTAACATCACCCTCTACCTCAAGCGCACCTGCAGAAGAGAGTTTAAACCTGTCTACACCGTTATACTTAAACTTTAGGTCTGTACCAGACTGATAAATAACCCAACCTGAACCGTCACCACCACCAAGATCAACTTCGTCTGCATCTACTGTACCAACGTCAATGTCGCCAGAACCATCACCTGCTACTGCTGAGTCTACATATGCTTTTACAGACTGCTGTGTAGGTATAAGAGTTGCGCTGTTAGATACCATATCATCTTCATCAGCGAAACCTGTAATGGTTGTAGTGCCATCAGTTAAACCTGTGCCAAACTGAATAGTAGTACCTGTTACTGCTGCAGGTGTAGTACCACCAATAATACCATCAACGTTACCTGTAACATTACCCGTTAGATTACCTGTTACATCACCTGTCAAATCTCCAGTTACGTTACCAGTTACATTGCCTGTTACGTCACCTGTTAGATTACCTGTTACATCACCTGTTACAGCCCCTGTAAGATCACCAGTTACATTGCCTGTTACGTCACCTGTTACATTGCCTGTTACGTCACCTGTTACATTGCCTGTTAGATTACCTGTTACGTTACCTGTCAAAGCACCAGTAACATCACCAGTAACATTACCTGTAACATTACCTGTAACATCACCTGTCAGGTCACCAGTAACATTACCAGTAACATTACCTGTT